AGTAGTAAAAACTGGTGTATATCAGGCAGAATTTATGTTTAGTAAGTCTGACTTACATACCATAACGCATGAAGGTAAAGAGCTTTTAGCTTTCAAACCTAATACTATCACGTATGCCGTGGAGACCGATTCCCAACTTGGTCAAAAAATACAAAACGCTGAAATAGGCATAATTTTCCATACTAGATACACAGGACCTCTTGGTAATTTTGTTAGCTCCCCTAACGTTAGTATCGAAGAGTTTAATCAAACACCGGAAGTTGTTATTGATGATGCAAAATTTAAAGATGTTTCCGGAACTGTCACATTAACTAACGAAGAAAAAGACTTTATTAATAGTAATTTAAATTCAGTAATAGAATCTGGTAAAAACACTGACTGGAAAACATTTTCTACCGATTTTTACAAATTCATAAACACATTTATAAACAATTTAATACGCCGCGGTAGATTTGTTGACGACCCTGATAAAAATTTTAGTGAGTTATTAGATGTTTATAGTACTTTAATGGATAAAGATATTGAAAAACTAAAAACAGAAAAAGGAAAACAAAAAAAGACAGAAATAAAAGAAGAAAATATTAAACACTATACAAAAAACAAAATATCTTTAGTTAATATTTTTAACATCACTAAAAAAATTGCAGAAATAAAAAACATCTTTATCAAAAAATATAATACAGCAATTAATACAAAACAATTTATAGCTTTACCGGACGGTACACTAAAAGTTACTGAGCCTGAAGGTTATGTAGCTGTAGATCACTTAGGTAATGTAGTTAAATTGGTTGACAGGTTAGAATTTTCAAAAGCTAATTTTTCTATACCTAAAGAATTTAAATTTAAAAAATGATAGCGTTTAATCAGTTTTTTATAGAGCAAACACAAAGTAAAACAGCTGTGTTTTCTTATGGACGCTATAATCCCCCTACAACAGGTCATCAACTTTTAATAGATAAAATAACTGAGGTCGCAAACGAAAAAGGAGCTGACGCGTTTTTAATACCTACTCATACAGTAGATAAAAAGAAAAACCCGTTAACGTTAGACGAAAAAATAGACATCTTACAACAAATGAGCAACAATATTGAAATTTTACGCTCCGGTAAAACATTTGTTGATGCTCTAAAAGATTTGCAAAATCGCGGTTATACATCTGTATATCAAATTGCAGGGAGTGATAGAATTCCTGAATTTACTAATATTGTTAATACATACAACAACAAACCTAATAAGGCAGGAGAAATACCTTTCTCTTTTAATAATTACGACATTATATCATCCGGAGACAGAGATCCCGATTCAGAGAATGTAGAAGGCATGAGTGCATCCAAATTAAGAAGCTTTGCTTTAGTTGGGGATTTTAATTCGTTTGAAAAAGGTATGTCACCATCTGTTAATCAGGATGACAAAAAAATTATTTTCACACTTATTAGAAAAAGATTGATACAAGAGTTGAAATAGAAGATAATGTTGATATAATACTACTATATGAAAAGTAGTACTGTGACTTTAGACCTTAAACAAGACGAAGCTAATATGTTGATAGAGGCACTCTTGTTTGCTTGTTCAGTGAACGTTGGAGCTGATTGGTCAGAAAAGGATATTAATAAAATGATAACCCTTTCGAAAAAGCTTAAACAAGAATTGAACGGGTCTACTAAACTCAAAAATCTTCTTTTTTATCAAGAAGAGAATTACGGAGATGACTGGACACAATCTGTCTTTAACTTTTTTAAAGATGAACTTAATGTAGTCCCATTACAGCAAGCTTAATATGTCAAAGTTCTTATCTACTAAAATAATAGAACTCGGATCTTGTGCTTTTCGTCAGTGGAAGGCTAAAGGGACCCATTGTCAGTACGTTCACGGTTATCAATTAAAAGCAAAATTTTGGTTTGGGTCAAATAGTCTCGATGAACGAAATTGGGTAGTGAATTTCGGTGGTCTTAAAGACGTTAAGGCTATGCTGCAAGAGCAGTTTGATCATACATTGTGTGTTGCTCAGGATGACCCGCTACTGCCCTTCTTTCAACAATTACATGCAACAGGTGGGTGTCAATTACGTATAATGGAAAGTGTAGGTATTGAAAAAACCGCAGAGTGGTGCTATAATGCTGTAAATCCAATAATAGAAGAAACTACAGGTGGTAGATGTTGGGTTGAAAGAGTAGAAGTTTGGGAACACGATTTAAATAGCGCAATATATGAAAAAGGAGCTTGATATTATAACAACAAAGTTTGAACAGGTGTGGCCTAAAGATCGTAGATTAGGCTTTTGGGACTTTTTAACAATTACATCTACTTTAATATTTACATTATTTTTTCTCTTACTGTTTAACCCTCTTGGTTGGGTAGCAATAGTAATATGCACCTTACTTTACAAATTTGCAATTGCAGGATAATTTATGATTGATATTAATAAAGAAACATTGTTCTTGTCTGACGATCTAGTATTCTATACTATAGAAGGTGAAGGGGAATTTATAGGTAAACCTTCTGTTTTTATGAGATTAGCTATGTGCAATCTTACATGTATAGGTTTTGCATCAGAAGATTCTCCTCATGGCTGTGACTCATTTGTTTCATGGTCAGTAAAAAATAAAAAAACCTTTCAAGAGGTTTTTGATTTAATGGAAAAAAACAATTATATTGAACACTTAAGAAACGATGCAATACTAAAACTTACAGGCGGGGAACCTCTTATTCAACAAAAACAACTTCTAAAATTTATAGAAGCTTTTGTAGATAAATATGACTTTTTGCCAGTTATTGACTTCGAAACAAACGCTACATTACTACCTCATGAAGATTGGAGTAACAAGTGGGTTGCAACATTTACAACATCTCCTAAACTTTCATCGAACGGAGATCCAGAAGAAAAAACATACAATCCAGAAGTTTTAAAATGGCATGCTCAAAATAATTCAGGGTTTAAGTTTGTTATTACTTCTGATAAAGATATAGAAGAAATTTGGCGTAAATATGTTCAAGACGAGCACGGTATTAATGTTGCATTGAATCGTATTTGGTTTATGCCTTGTTGCGGCTCTCGAGAAGAACATATAAAAAATGCTTTAGCTGTAGCTGAATACGCTAAATCTATGCACGTTAATTTTTCCCCGAGATTGCAGCTGGTTATTTGGGATAAAGCGCTTAAGGTATAATAATGAAAATCGCTTTTATCGGTACACAATGTAACGGAAAATCTACTCTTGTTGAGGAGTTTCGTACTAAATGGCCAATGTACAAACAGCCGGAAAAAACATATAGAGACTTAATTAAAGAAAAAAAGATTAAAAATAATAAAAACGGTACAGAAAAATCTCAAAAAGCGATTTTAGACGCTCTTGTTGATGAGGTTATATTAGCTACGGCCTCTGAAGAAAAGCATATTGTTTTTGATCGTTGCGTTATTGACAATATTGCTTATTCGTTATGGTTAAACGAAAAAGGAAAAGTTTCTGATGAATTTATATTAGACACTCGCCGCGTTGTAATGGAGACAGTAAAAATGTATGATATTATATTTTTTCTTCCGTTACGAGAAGAAATTAAATTGGAAAAACGTAAAGGTAGAGAAATAGACCCGGCTTATAGACAAGAAATCGATCATATATTCCGAGCTTTAGTAACTTCTTATGAAAAAAATACTGGTGTGTTTTTTCCGGTAAGAGATTGCCCGGCTGTTATAACATTAGATGGACCACCTGATTTACGCTGCGAACAAATACGTTTGTATTTAAAAGATACAGGTAATCCATACGGAGAAGAGGACGGTTCGTTGATTAGTTAAGATTAAAATCGTATAAATAATAAATATACGATTTATGCTCTCTTTTAATTTCGAAAAACTTGTAATAGAAGCTATTAATGAAAATAGCACAGTAAGAGGGTATATACTAGACTTACTTAGAAATGTGCCTGACTACAGACAAGCTCTTGAAGATAGTTCACCGGAAACTAAACTTCAACAAATTGTAACAATGGCTACAGGTTTAAACAGACCTGGACAGTACACAGTCGAAGATCAATTGGTAGCAAATTCAGCATTTTTACCGATTATTGACTTCTTATCACAAGATATGTGGTCAATTAGTAAGAGTATCTTTAAAAACGATTTTCAAACCGCTATCAATACACCCGTACAAGACGTTAAATCGAGTATGCAAAAAGCTGCAGGAACAGCAGGTATTACTAATTTTATTGATAAATTAAATAGCTTACAAACACCGGGTACATATACTCCAACAAATAATAAAATTTTAAGACTGCTTACACCTACAAGAACGTTAGCAGGTATGAAGTATAAAGCTAATACACCGTTAGAAGGTGTGCTAGGAGCAGTTAGAGAGGTAGGAGGTTACAATTTAAAAGATGTTACTGATGTAATGTATTATCCGAGAAAATACGAAGCACAGGCTTCTATTAAAACGGAAGAATTAAGAGCTATACGAAATATTTCAGAAGCGCTTTATTTCTATTATATTGAAAGAATAAAGTCCCCGAATTACATTTCTCTATTAAAAACTACTGTACCTGAGCTTCAAAACAAAACTGATGATCAAATACAAGGTCTTATTGATGGTTCAGTTGGTTTTCAATCTCCGCAAAATAATACAATACAAAACGACTATATACAATTTTTAAATGGCAAATCTCGTTTTTTAGTAAAATTTATTGAAGAAAATTTTCAACATTTTGTAACTGATATATTAAGCGAAATTATGAGTGGTGCCGGGATGGCATCATTGCGCCGGCAAAATGCTGAACCTGTATCTCAACCTTCACCTCAAACTCAAAAATTTAGTAATACATATACTGGAGGCAAGAATTTAGGACATGTATCTTCTCAACAACAACAAACACAACAAGCACCTACCCCTCAAAGTAAAGAGTTAAAACCTACCTCTACACCACTTATTCAAAAAATTGATGACTTTAATCAAAGAGGATACATGGGAGATAGAAATGTTGCGCAAGCTTACAATTTATTTTACACATATCTATCAAGAGGTACAGCCCCAACAACAAGTCAAAAAATTGCAAAAGGCTTTGATTGGTTAAATCAAGCAATGAGCGGGGTAGAAAATGTAATAGGAGGCTTTAAACCTTTTTAATATGAAATTTGAAACATTAGTAGAAAGCTTTTTTCCCGTCACTATGAAAGTGGTAACTCGAGTTCGTTACCCTAAACAAATACAATTTTCTGAAAAATTTTTAAAGTCTCTTAAAGAGGAATTTACGAGATTACAAATGATTGAAGAAGCAGAGTCAGAATTAAAACCGATTCGTAACTATAAAGATAAGTTTTTAAAAGCTGTTAATTTTTGTGTAAGTAATCTTAGGTAACTTTTTGTTTCATTAAAGCTTCTACACCTGAGTAGGTATTCTGTACAATAAACTTGTAAGGTAACTCATCTAAACAAAGGTTACAACAAATTTCGTTAATATCCTTATATTTTTTAAGTTCTTTAGGCCACACAAAAAGCTTTTTATTTTGCTTAATAAGATTTTTAATCTTTTTAGACATCTCTTTATTATTTTTATCGTTATCGTAAACGTATATAATTTCTTTATCAACACACTTTTTAATAAAAGCTTCTTGTTTATCAGTCATTGAAGAACCGCCAACTGCTACAGCATTCTTAACAAACATAGCATCTATAGGTCCTTCAAAAATAAAGATATAAGGTATATCGTTATCTATATTATTCTCACCGTAAAGACTTTTTTCTCCGTACTTTGTTAGATATTTCGGGTATGTATCTCCGTCTAGGGTTCTTGATTGATAAGACTCTATTTTACCTGACTCTCCATAAAAGGGGATTATAAGTCTATTTTTATGCACTTTATCTTTAAAAGAAACGTATAAAGATTTTGGCTTATTAACAGCCGTAAATAGTCTACGGGACTGACAATAATCTATCACTCTTTTAATAAATTTGTTATCTTTATAAAATTCGGTTTGTTTAGAATCACAGATATCTATACTATCATCAGGTATAGAGGGTATTTCTATCTGTTTAATTGTTTCATTTTGTTTTTGAATTTTATTTTGTAACTGAGAAGTAGGGGCAAAATTCTTAGTATCTCTTAATATTTCAGGTATAGTTTTTTTAGTAATTTCATGAACCCAGTTAAGTTCAGACCAAGACTTACTACAATTAAAACAGTAAAAATATCTATCATCAGGAAAATAAAAAAGCCTACGCTTACGTCCTGCCGAAGTACCCTCTCCGCATACACAGCACTCTGCATTATACACTCTCTGATATTTCTTGTATACAGGTCTCTTACAGTGCGAATATAAAGCCTGTATGACGTAGTCTTGAGGTAGTCCTTCCACCTCTATATTATAAAGGCTTAAGCTCCGGCAGCAAGATCTCTTTGACGTTTAGCAGAATTAATAATAAAACCTTTAAGAATTTCTGATAACTGTCTTGTCTGTTCAGCTAATTTTATAATATCTGAAGAAGTCTCTCGGGAAATACCTTGAAATAGAGACCCCGGTCTATCCATATCTGTAACCATTTGCTGTAAAGAACCAGTATCTACTCCATTTAAAGTATCAGCAAATTCATCTAATTTTGAGATAAAAGTTTTAACTGACCCGGCGTCTCCCGCTATAGCAGCAACAGGCGTAGGCTCAACATCGTAACTATCTGGCATTGGTATACCATCAGTTTCTGGTTCTGAAGATGGTATTTCTGCAGCATCTGTTGGTGGAACTTCTTCTCCTGCAGGTAGATCATTTACGTCTTGCTCTGTTATGAACACGGTTTTAAAAAGACTATCAAATTTCATATAAATAGATTATATATATTTATGGAAGATATGTTACTTTTTGCAAATTTAGTTAGTTTAGCTGTAGCTATAATGGTTATTTGGTTTAGATCGTCAGCTTTTGTAGAGTATAGTAAGCTTTTTGGTTTACGAATTTTACTCTTTGGGTACGATAACGAATCGAATAATCTTACCTTTCCGCAATTTTTATATGTAAAAACAAAAACTTTATTTAAAAGACCTATTTCGAAATTTTTAGTGTCTTTAATTACCTGTCCGTTATGCTTAGGGGTATGGCTTAGTGTTATAGCAGCTTTTTTGTACGGTTCTATTTTAATGATACCAACCTTTTACGTGGTAATATTATTTTGTTACTTTTTATTAGATCGAATTATTAGTTAAGTATTCACCCATTAAAGCTAAACACTCATCTTGAAGATAGTCTAATTCAATTATTTTATAATTGTCGTTATTTACAGAAAACCAAACTATTTTAAGCTTATCTATTTTAATTTTGGCATACTTTTGTATAAAGATTTTATACAGGGATAATTGTAAGGAGTAAATATTAAATTCACACTCATCTAGATGTTGAACCGGGTGCTGCAGCTTTTTCCCAAACTCAGATATTAAACTAAATCTTTTATTGGTTTTAAAGTCATAAATTTCGTACTTTTCAGTTTCGGTATTGTACACTAACATATCAAGCATACCGCAAATTTTAGTATTTTCTAGATCTCCAACAACGAATTCGTTCTTAACCGGGAGGATGTAATTTTTTGTATCATTATAAAAATCCATGAATTGCTTAACAAGAACTTTAAGATTTTCGTACATTTTATCATGCAGAACATCCCCAAGAGTAGCTTTAGCTAAATCTCTATTGTAGGGCTTAACTTTATTTTGATAAAAATTGTCAATATAGTTGTGAAGCGTTGAGCCTTGATATGTAGCCATTTGATTATTTTTCTTCCAAACGAGCTTCATTTCTTCAGGAGAAAAGCCGAACTCTTTAGCTTTGATACCAGCCCACTTCTCTTCGTCAAAGGGCTCTTTGACTGTATTAACTAATCCTGTTACGGATACTTTAGCAGATGGTTGACCGTCAATTTTATACGAGTGTTTATCGTCGTAAAAAGTGATTCGGTCAAATACTTTTAGCTTTTTGAGATCTTCTAGCATGAGGTTTTCGCTTGAGATTTTTAATAGAACAAGCGCAATTGTTCTTTAGTATACATGCCTCACACCCTAAATCAAGATATATATCGGGACGCCAACAAGCATGCTGTGTAACCTCAGCACATATATCTTTGTTTTTTAATAAACTAATTTGTTCCGATCCTTTCCACTGCATTATGATCGGTTTAGTTTTATAATCTTCAGCTATCTTCTTTTGTCGCTTACGATCTACTGCGTCCTTTGATTTGAATTTCTTAACGTAACACTTCAGTACATGAAAAGGTATTGATTTTGTCTCGTTACAATTAAATTGTTTACGGATTTCTAATTCTGAATTACCTTTAGCGAGTAATTTACGAGCATCTCTTGAAATAAAATATTTGATATAATCTTCAACATCATCAAATTTTAGCTTTTTAGCTTGTTTTTCAATACGCGCGCGAGGTTGCTTAGCAATTAATTCTCCCGTTAGTATACAAACT